TTAACTCTATGTCTAATAAAATTCTTAAGTTCGTCTTTGGTAAGATTTTCTAAATCTCCCATTTCAAAAACTTTATCTATAAAATCAAACTCCAATTGTAAAGCTAAATGAGCTGCTTCTTCTATTTCTTTAATTAATTTTTTAGTTTTAAACTCAGGATGTTCTTTCATTAGAGTTCTAAATAACCAGCATCCTGCTTCAGAATGTAACGATTCATCTCTTACAGACCATTCTACTATCTGACCTACTCCTTTAAGTAAGTTTCTCATTTTATATGATAATAAAACTGCAAAAGAACTAAATAAATTTACTCCTTCTGTAAATGCTGAAAATATAGCTAATGATTTAGCTCTTTCATGCCAGTTAGGAGTACCATCGTGATTATCTCTTACGTTCATTAACGCTTCTATTTTAGCCATAGTAGCTTCATCTTCTAAAAATTCACTAAAATCATCTAATCCTAGCTGCTCGTTTAATAACGAATATGCTTCAGCATGGATAGTTTCAGAAGAACCTAGAGTTGTACCCATCATTATAACTTCCGGCTTCCTAAACCATTTAGTAACTAAAGTTGACCAGTAGTCATTAACTATAGTTTCTGTTTGTGCAAATCCTTTTAAGATTTGACCTACTACATTTTTTTCGTGAGGTTTCATATTTGATTTCCAATCTGTCACGTCTTGTGCCATAGGAACTTCAGTATGCAACCAATGTGCTTGTTGTTGTTTTAACCAGTAATCAAATGCTTTGGGATATTCAAAGGGTTTATACACAACTCTTTCTTCTAATAAACTCATATTATATACTTATATATTTTAATATTTTAGACAAAAACACCCGTTGGAGAGTATCCTTCGGGCCGATAATAAATATGATATATATTCAACATTCTGCCAAAAAAAATCATATTAATTTGGATAAAGTTTCACGTGACAAATTAAATTTAGGTCTATTAGGGTCTTCTGTTATTTCTGCAGGATTTACCTTACCTTCGAATTCAATATGTCCATTATTAGTATCCATTTTTACGTTATAAGTCATTCCGTCTTGTCCATAACGATTCTTCATAACGTGTACTCTTCCAGTTCCTAGAACTTTATCTTCTTTCTGACGAGATAGCGATAAACAAATATCAGCTACCATCATCTTATCGTAACTACCAGCTGCTTTATCTCCTTCAATAACATTATCTCTAGCTCCCATTCTATTTACTTGAGAAGGTGTTAGTACTGGTATTTTTAATTCTTTAGCTAATCCTTTAGTAGCAATAAATACATCATCTATTTCATCTTTTCTTTCGAAGTTTTTACCTCTTGAAGGAGCTCTTAAGTAATCAACGTAATCAATAACTACTAAATCAGGTTTATGATCCATATCCATACACTTCTGTATATGAGATTTAATAGTATTTACCGTAGCTCCTTTTGGAGGGTATTCTTTAACTATTAACTTACCTTTGAGATTATCTACATACGTTTGGACTTCCTTACGTTTCTTATTAATCTCATCAATAGAGTGTCCTGTAAAGTAGCAATCAAATCTTTTACCCACATAGTCCTCTCCGAGCTCGAGCGTATAGTAATTAACTTTATAACCAAGACTAACAGCATGAGCAGCAATAGCAACCATAGTCCAGGACTTACCACCACCAGGGCTACCAAAAACAATAGCAAGGTCACCAGGCCCAAACCCACCTTGAATACCATCATTAAGAATAGGCCAAGGAGAAGGAATGGTAGGACGGTAATTAACTCTATACCTAGTTTCAATATCTTTATTATATTCATGTCCCATATTTTTATCCATACCAGCTTTCATAGCTTTCTCAACCATATTTCTAATACCATCGAAGTCTCCTTCTTTAAGTAAGTCGGCTGAGTTAAGTATAGCATTTTTCATTTCTTGATTCTTACAGAAAGTTTGAAATTCTTCCTGTACGTATTCTAAATCATCTTGAGATGCTTGATAAGAGTTTCTAAGTTCTTCTTTAAGAGCTACTTGAAGTACTTCATTTTCTAACTTTTGAAGTTCTACTTTAGAACATCCATAGTAATGTTTGTGTGATACTTATCAAAATAATCTTTAATCTGATTTATAATCCACTTATGTGAATCGGCATCGAAGTAATGGTCGTGTAAAACGTCTCTAACGTTAAGTAAAAACTTTTTATCAGTAAGTAACGATCCTAAAACCTTTAATTGAAACCCCTTGCCGTACTGCTGTAAACTCTTTAATGTCATTTAAAACCTTTGTTATAATATAACTATTTATTTCCTAACAACCAACTAGAAGATTGAATTTTATCTCCTAATCCGTCAATTAATTCTATATCAAATGTTCTACAAATATCTGCTTCAGGAATTGTTTCATTAGTTTGATCACCACCGTTAGCAAATGCAAGTTTCATAGAACCGTAAAATTTGTCTACCATAACTTTGAGAGTTTCATTTTGAGTTAAGTCTTTATCTACTGATATCCATGCCATATCTACTATACTCAATGCTCTAATAATTTGTATTCTTTCATCTTGATCTTGAAAGAATTTTGAACCTTTTAACTCTCTTTGTATATCGTTATTTACTATTACGCAAAGTAAGTCTCCAACTTCCTTAGCTTTTTCGAACAAATCTAAATGTCCTTTATGTAACGGATTAAAGTATCCGCTAACTATTATTAACTTTTTCATATTATTCATATTTCCAAAAAACTTGTAAAATTATAATCATTGTAGCTAAAACTAAAATAGTACCGGTTTTTATATTAATACCTTCTTTCATAAAAATTAAAGTTAAAATATAAAAACTAAATATTCCAGTTGCAAAAGCTACTATTCTAGCAGGCCATAACTCACCGTTAAAATATTCTACAATATAAGTAGTACCGAAAATATAAGAAGCACCTACTGGGATGCCCATAAGGCCAGAAACTAAAATAGGATGATCTTTTACCCAGGTACTTAAAAATTGACCGTTGGTTTGAAACCAAGCAAGTGACTGTGCTACTAAAAATAGTAACAATCCAAAAATTAACGTTTTATAACTCATTTTACTGTTGTTAAACCTCTAAAATTTTCTAACCAACCTTCAGTATTTTTAGTAATACCTTCTATTTTATCTTGGTCTAATAGAGATAAGAATACACCTGTCTGTAAATTAGGTATATCGCTTTTAAATATATCCTCTACGTATTTGATTTCTTTTTCATCTAAAGTTGAATTATGTAAATTCATTAACTCAAAGTTAGTCATTACTCTATTCCAGTTATGTAATATTTTTGCAAATATTTTTTTTGGTTTTTCTTGATCTAATTGAGTCTCGCAATGATCATATATATCTTGTAATGATGCATTTTTATCATAAGTAAAACTTTTCCATTCTGATAGTATAGTTTTTATACCTAATCCTTTTACTCCTGGAATATTATCAGAATTATCTCCTAATAATGCTTTTACTATATTATAATTTTGAGGTAATACTCCTATTTCTTCTTTTATATTATTTAAAGTAAAAGTTTTCTTTTTTACTGGAGCGTAAACTTCTATATTATTATCTATAAGTTGATAAAAATCTTTGTCTGATGAAACTATTGTGACTTTTTTCCCTGCATTCGAGGCTCTTTTTGCCAAGTATGCTATTATATCGTCCGCTTCTAGCTTCTCTATAACTATTTGCTGTAAAGGTAAACATTCTAAATAATCTTGTGTTCTAAATAATTGCCCGATAAGAGCTTCCGTTTCTTCTTCTTTATTATCGTATAATCCCCAATGAGTAATTCTACTAGTAGCTCTTTGAGCTTTATAGTTAGGATCTATATTTTTCCTATTAGCAGAACCTCCTTTACCGTCCCATACTATTATAACTCTAGTAGGATCAAATATACGAGTAACATAACCTAAAGAACGAAGAAACCCTACCAGACCCCCTATATGGGCGCCTGATGGGTTCATCGCTTTGAGCAGTGAGAACGACCTTATTAAGGTGTTCATCGCATCAACAATCAAGATATGATCATTGAGGGCTCGGGGTGGGGTCTCCTTTAAATTCTTTAGAATATTTTCGTACGGCATTAATCAAGGATATTAGGAGTAATCGGTGTCTCTTCTAAATCTCCTTCTTCAATTAAATCAAAGTCGACCGAACCAACTAACTTTAACCAGTGGTCTTTGTGATCATCTTTATACTTATCTATGGCTCTTTTATCGTCCGGAATGAAACCATGAGGAGTCATTACTATTCTACCTCTAGACTGTACTCCACCAATATGGTTTTTTTCTACTTGTACGTTAGTACGTTTAGCAAACTCTACCTGCATACCTGCTTTGATAGCTTTTATCTTAGACGTACCTGGATTAGTAATGTTACCAAAAGTAACTACTAACGTAGCATCATACCACATAGACATACCTCCTTTATTCTGCAACTTAGGTTGACCCATAGGAGATTCAGGTTTCATAG